AATGACGAATCTATATCTGATAAAATTATCAAACATTTTCAAGTTGAATTAGAAAAATTCCATGATATTATGGAAGTTCAGATTTGTGTTCCAATGAGATTACGTGGAGAATTATCTTGTTATAATCTAAATTCTAAAATTCAATCTATTTACAATCCCAAATTAAGTAATTGCAACGAAATTGAAATTTTATTGGAAAAGAAAAATGACGAAGCAAAAAAATATATCATTAGAGCAGGAGATAAGGTTATTAATACAAAAAACAATTACAAGTGTATTAATTCAGAAGGTGATACAACCCCTGTATTCAATGGAAACATGGGAATTGTAAAAGAAATTGGAAAGAATGGAATGTGTACAATAGATTTTATTGGCATTGGAGAAGTAATCTTTACAAAATCCGATTGTAAAAATCTTGAGTTAGGATATGCGTGTACCGTACATAAACTTCAAGGATCTGGATTTTGTTCAACGATTGTTGGATTAGATAATAGCAGTTACATAATGAATAATTCAGAATTACTTTATACGGCTATTACTAGAGCAAAAAAATATTGTGTTCTCATTGCCAACAATTATGCTGTTGTAAAATCTATTCAGACCAAAGAAGTTAAAACTAAGCAAACATTTTTAAAAGATATGTTACTTGAAAATGCAAAAAGATTAAAAGAAAAGGAGAATTAATATATGTCAAGTATTTATGAACTCACAGGAGAATATCTGGAACTTATGGATATGTTAGAAGATGAGGAAATTGATGAGCAAACAATCATTGATACACTCGAAGCGTTAGATGGAGAAATCGAAAATAAAGCAGACAACTACGCTAAGATTATTCGATCTCTTGAATCTGATATTGATGGGATTTCAAAAGAGAATAATAGATTAGCGGCAAGAAAGAAAACATATGAAAATAGAATCAAGTGGTTAAAACAAAATCTTGAAATGTGTATGAGAACTATCGGAAAGAAAAAATTTACAACAGATTTGTTCTCATTTAACATTCAGAAAAATGGTGGAAAGCGCAAACTTACAATTGATGTTGATGTAGAAAATATTCCAGAGGAATATAGAATCAAACAACCTGATGCTGTAGATGGAGAAAAGCTTAGAGATTATTTAAAGGAAAATGGATTAGAAGGACAAGATGGATCACTCAATTGTGAATGGTGTCACTTAGAACCACAGAGTGAAAGTTTGAGAATTAGATAACTTTTTTATTTTATAAAGTTTAAAGGAGTATGGGATATGACATTTGATAATTTACTTGATTTGCAACCTAATGTTAGGTTAGCTGATTTAATTCAATTATTCTTAATGGGGTATGATGATAAAATTTATGTAAATGTGATTATACATGAAGCAAACTTAAAAGAACCAATTGAATTATCTGAGGTAAGAATTATAGATAGTGCTTTGAAACCGTATTATGAATATAAAATAGCATATTTAGAAGATTCATATTATGAAACTCCTGGAAGCATGATGACAATAAATCTAATAAAAGAAGATAACTAAATGAAAGGATAGTAATAATCATGAACTATAAAACACAATATTATAAAGGAATCCCACTTAATTTAATTTACAGAAAATACAAAAATATGAAAGCAAAGAGATTCGTAATAAATCATACTAATCAAAATGTGTGGATTCCTAACAAACATCTCAAAGAAGATGGAACAATAAAAGAAAACGAGAACATTGATTATGTGTTTAGAAAGTCAATACGAAAATTAGAATTAGCAGGAATAACTACGATAATTGAAAGCAGAATTTCATGGTAAAAGTGATACTATATATAGTGCTTTGGATTAATATAAACGCTATATATAGTATACGAGAAAGAGGTGAACAACTATGATTCCAGAAAAATGTAATAAATGTGGATGTGAAGAATTTTACATAAAAGAAAGCGGTACACAAACAGGAGTTTATTGTAAGAAATGTAATAAATGGATGAAATGGTTAAGTAAGAAAGAAGTAGCTGACTTCAATAAGTGCAACGTTGCTGATGTACAGCTTGATATAAACGGTAACATTCATGGCAAATTAATTCCTTCTATTGAAGAACGTTTATGGAGATTTGTAGAATTTCTTGATAAGAAAATTGATGAAGAATTAGAAAGAGAACCATTATCTCAATCAGATTCTATTGCAAAATGTTCATATTCACTTGCATTAGAAAGAGATAAAAATGCACTAATTAATATTCTTAATGGTAGAGAATTTCATGATATGGGAGAATAAAAATGTATAGTAAAGAAAATCCATTAAAACTTAAAGTAATTAACTGTAAAAACTATATTTACATAGCAAATGAAGATTATTATGGAGTTACAGACTTAACTAGATACTTATTTGATGGTGAAGTACCAGAGAAAACAAATAAAGATAGATGGTTTAAACTTAATAGCATTCCTAAAGTTGTATCTGCAAAACAAGAAGATAAACGTATTAATGTCAGATATGAACTGAAAGCAGGATATACAGCAACAGAACTTATGCCACAAATTATTACACAAGAAATGAAACAGAGTGAAGAATATGATGAAGTAATTGGATTATATAACTATAAGTATGACACGATTCCAGGTGAATATGAACCTATTGAGTTTGAAATTAAAGAAATTTACGCAAGAAAAGATTTTGAATTTGTTCCTAACAAATATCATGCGAAAACAGATTTAATCACACAAATTGAATATCCAGAAGAAGCCTATCAGGATAAACCTTGTAAATTAGATTCTGATGAAATGCTACAAATTATTAGAAATTATGTTAAAGCAAATATTGATACTAATGTAGCTGATATTACATCCGATTATGATTTTCATTTTGAAGTAGTTAAGAAAATTGTATTAGCTGATCCATATAATATTTTGGTTGATACAAATAATAGTTTGTTCAATAAAAGAAAGAGAAAACCTAATTGGGTTAATCGTATGATTTCTCAGAAAAAGGAAACCATTATTAATTTTAAAAATGCTTCAACAAGTACAGATTATGGTAAAGATTGTGTGGTAGCTCCATCAATCGTTGGAGAAAATTATAAAGATTTACAAAATAAAGTGGAGAAATTTTTAACAGAGCTTATGTCACAGATTAATAAAAAGTATTGTGAATGCCCTACTTGTAAAGGTTGGGGAATTGTAGAAGGAGAATAATTCAATGGCAAAAACAAAAGTATTCAGTAAAGATTATTTAGTAGATGAGCTTGAGTTACCTTGGTGTAGTGATCATAAAATTATGGATAGAATTACTGGACAAAATAGGTGGTCAACTGTTCACGAACTTGTATTTGAAGATAATGGAAAATTTTATATGACTACATATTCAGAAGGTTCTACGGAGATTCAAGATGAAAGCCCTTGGGAATATAAGGATGAAATTAAATGTACAGAAGTAGAACTTAAAGAAGTCAAAGTTAAAAAATGGATTCCTGTAGAAGATTAGGAGAATAAATATGTTATACAAAATCGTAAGTATTAAACACAGTAGAGGAACATTAAAAGGTTTAGATAGACAAGATAATAGATACCCTCTGCGAATTGGTAGACTTATCGCTCTTGATGTTAATGATATTATGATTGATTTTCCATTAATTATTAAATATATAAGAGATTCTGATGGGACTTCAATGAGAAACTTAGTATTAAGAACAAGTTTTGTAAAGTCATTTGAATATATAAAAGACAACAATGGAGATATTGATTGTATAAATGTTGTAACAGAAAATTCTATTTATGAATTTAAGAGAGTGGATGATGAATAATGAATTATTATATCTCAGATGTGCATTTATTTCATAAGAATGTAACGGCAGAAGGCTCTAACTTCGATAATAGACCATTTAAAACGCTGGAAGAAATGCATGAAACAATTAAAACAAACTGGAATAATACAGTTACCAATGCTGATCATGTTTATATCCTTGGTGATTTAGCATGGAAAGAGAATGAAGATGTAATCTCATTTGTAAGTAAACTAAAAGGTAACAAACATCTAGTCGTTGGTAATCACGATAGAGTGAAAGACCAGAGATATAAGCAGCTATTTGTAGAAGTTTGTGATTACAAGGAAGTAAAAGATAATATCAATGGTAAAGAATATAATGTAGTTCTTTCACACTATCCCCTAGCTTTCTGGAATCACCAGCATCATTACAGGAGAGATGGAGAAGAATATAAGGTATGGAGCATTCAGTTATATGGTCACGTGCATAATTCAAATGAAGAAACCATCTTTCAAGACTTTATAAAGTCACTGAATGAGAAGTACGATATTAAATGTATTGCTAAAAATGTTGGCTGTATGATGAATTGCATGGATTATACACCTAGAACATTAACTGAAATTATTGGAAAGGAAGATATTAAATGCCAGTAAGCAATGATAAGTTTTATAAACCAGAAGAAGCTCTACACGAATTGCAAGTACAAGAAACTATTCTTAAAACAGCAATTGATGTACAAGTTGTATTGAGAATTTTAGTTGATAAAGAGATAGTAACCCGTGAAGAAGTGCAGAAATATAGAGAAGAAGTAAGTGATAGCCCTAAATATAAAATCGTACTTGATGATATTAAAAGACAAAAAGTAGGATTCCAAGCAGCTAAAGATAATCCTCAAGAATATTTACAAGCATTATTGAGAGCAAAAATGAATGGAGATATTAAATGAAAGATATTTTAGGAAGAGAGCTACAAGACGGGGATATTTGTGTTGGAAAAGGCACTGGACGTAATGTAATTGGAATGTCAATTGGTGTCTGGTATGGTAATTCAATGACTGATGAAGATGGATGTAAACGACATATGAGAGATCTATTTAAGGTTGTAAATCCTTCTGATGATGAACTTGAGATTGCAAATGAAATTAAAAGTAGACTACGAGAACAGGAAGAAGAGAAAGAAAAGAAGAGACAAATTAAAACTATTCCATTGAAAGATTTAGTTGTTGGTGGAATATATAAAGGCATCTATGGAGAATATTATCTATATTTGGGAAATAAAACTGTTTCTAATGAATATAGAGACGCATTAATAGAAGAAAAGAGTAATTGTTTTATTCGTATATCAAATGCAAATATGGAATTAAAAAGAATGTTTAATTCGGCAGATATTGAGGTTTTAAAAGGATGTAAAAAATTAGTAGAACATATAAAAACTGTAGAATTAAAAAAATTCCCAATAGTAATTGAGTCCTGTTCTCCGCTTGATTACAAAAGAAAACTTACAATAAGATGAAAGAACTCTTTCATGGAGGTCAAAATGAGAGATAAGAATAGAATACCAGAATTTACTAAAGAATTAGAAAGAGTATGGATGCAATATTATCCAGATTGGAGATTTGGTCAATTAATGATGAATTTTCTAAATTATGTCGCACTTGAATATAAACGTGATCCATTCTTTTCAGAAGAAGCAGAGATGTTAAAGTATCTAAAAGAATATGCAAAGAAAAGCCCATATTATAAGGAGAAATAAAAGTATGAGTAAAAAGCATTATATACATGTCCCATGTATTAAATATGGTCATAATGGCGGTGTAATGGGAGACAAATACAAAAATATGCAAGATGCATGGGACTGGCTTTTAGAATACAAACAAACTTATCATACAAGGAATGATGTTGTGTTTATTGGAGTTATTAAATGTAGAGAAGATGAATCTGCATTTAGCAGAATTATGGATATTGATAAAAGGAGTTATGAAAATATATGGGAAACACTATTGGCAAAATGAAAGAATTAATCCAGGAACTCAATACAGCATCATATGCATATTACACAAGTACACCAATTATGTCTGATTATGACTGGGATAAGAAATATGAAGAATTACAGATGTTGGAAAATCAAGAAAATATCATCTTTCAAAACAGTCCTACTCAAAACGTTGGATATACCATATCAGATAAATTGAATGAGGTTAAACTTGATCATTTGATGCTATCACTTGACAAGACAAAATCTATTAACGATTTAAAGAAATTCGCAGGAAATAAACAGTGTATTGTATCTGTGAAATGTGATGGTCTTAGTACGACATTAAAGTATATTCATGGAGAATTAGTAAGTGCTGTTACCAGAGGTAATGGATATGAAGGTACAGATGTTCTCCAAAATGTATTAACAATCAAGAATATTCCAAAGAAAATCCCATATGATGATGAGTTGATTATTGATGGGGAAACTATTATTGGATGGGACACATTTAATGAGATTAACTCAAAAATTAAACCACCTGACGAAAAGTATAAACATCCACGAAATCTAGTATCTGGCTCATTACTTTTATTAGATAGTAAAGAAGCTGCACAAAGAAATATGCGATTCATTGCATGGCGTGTTATTAAAGGATTTGAACATAAATCTGTTTATGCAGATTTGCTAAATGCAGAAAAATGTGGATTTGAAAGAGTTCCAATGATTCCATATATAGGATGTGAAAATACCCAAACTGTATTAGATACAATTAAAGACGTTGCTGATGCAAACAATATCCCATATGACGGAGCGGTAATGACATATGATGATTACGCTTATGGAGAATCATTAGGTAAGACTGATAAATTCTTTAGACATTCTATTGCATATAAATATGAAGATCAGTTATATGAAACTGTACTAAAAGATATTGAATGGAATACTTCTAAGACAGGATTGATTAATCCAGTAGCAATATTTGAACCTATTGATTTAGATGGTGCAATTACAACCAGAGCTACATTACATAACATTTCTTATATCAAAAAATTATCTCTTGGTATCGGTGACAGAATCAGAGTATATCGCTCAAATAAAGTTATTCCAAAAGTACATGATAGTATTGATAAATCAAATAATTTTACAATTCCAGATAAATGTCCTATTTGTGGTGGAGAAACTAAAATTGTAAAAGAAAATGATTCGGAAGTTCTTATGTGTATAAATAATGATTGTCAAGGTAAATTATTAGGCAAACTTGTTCATGCGGTAAGTAGAAATGCACTGAATATTGACGGATTATCAGAAGCTACACTTGAGAAATTTATTTCTCTTGGATGGTTAGATTCCATTAAGAGTATTTATCATCTATCCGATTATAAAGGGAAAATGTATGGTCTTGATGGATTTGGTAAAAAATCAGTAGATAAATTGTTAAAGTCTATTGAAAAGAGCAAAGAAACTACACTTGACAGATTTGTTTATAGTTTGTCAATTCCTATGATTGGTAAAAGTGCAAGTAAAGATGTTGCTGAATTTTTTGAATATGATTTGATAAAATTTTTGGGGAAAACATATTCTGTCAATTGTTTAGGCGATGTAGCTTACAAGAATTATAAAAAATATTGTAGAAATCATTATGAAGAAATTCTTGATTTGTCAAGTGAGTTTAATTTTAAAACACAAGATAAATCGCTAACAAACAAAACAAATATTCTTCAAGACAAAACATTTGTTATAACAGGATCATTAGAGAAATACAGTAATAGAGATGAACTGAAATCTATTATTGAGTCAAATGGCGGTAAAGTATCTGGTTCTGTATCTGCTAAGACATTTGCGTTGATTAATAATGATATTGAATCTTCTTCCAGTAAGAACAAGAAAGCAAAATCATTGGGAGTGCAAATTATCAATGAAGAACAATTTATGCAACTATTAAATTAACATTATAATAGGAAAGGATTTTATAAAATGAAGTGTAAAGTCAAGTTAAACACAATTAATGACGCAGGATTATTTGTAGCAAAATGTGGAGAATATAAAGATGTTGATATCGACTATGTATATTCTCGGTATACGATTGATGCCAAATCAATTATGGGGATTCTTAGCACAAGTCTTAATAAAGAATGTGTTGTAAATTTCTTATCAGATGATGAAAAATTATGTAATCAATTTAAAGAAGATATTAGATTATGGATTGTGGAGGAATGAAGAATGGGAACAATTACAATTTTACCAGAAACAACTAAAGCACCAATTACACTTATTGGTAATAGAGCAGGTATTTGTTGGGGAGCAGATGTGACAAATGCTGAAAAAAACTATAAACGTGGTGTTGACTGTATTAAATCTGGTCATGGACGTACATTTGAATTTCCTGATGTTCATATGGTTATTGATGGATTTAGTGCAAGAGTAATGAGAGAATACGAAAGACATGTAGGTGGATTATCCCCTTGGTTACAAGCGTCTACAAGATATATCAATTACAATGACTTTGATATTATCGTTCCTAAATCTATTAAATCAAATGGAGATGCAACAATTACATATAATCAAGCTGTGAAAAACATTAGAAAAGCATTGTCAGAATTAAATGACTTAGGTATTCCAAGAGAAGATCTTGCGAATTTGCTTCCATTAGGAATGACAACGAAAATTGTTGAAAAAAGAAATCTTCGTAATCTCATTGATATGAGTCATGTAAGAAAATGTACAAGAGCATATTGGGAATTTAGAGAATTATTTTCCACTATTGAAAATGCTTTAAGAGAATATTCAGATGAATGGACGTGGATTGTTGATAATATGTTTAAACCCAAATGTGAATTAACTGGATATTGTGATGAGACTAAATCTTGCGGTCGTAAGCCAAGAAAGGAAGCGTGATTATTATACATACAGTATATTGTGTATTAGGAAGAACAGGATCAGGCAAATCAACTGTGACAAAAGAAGCTGCAAAGCAATTGAATATGAATATCTTACGCTCATATTCAACTAGACAATATCTACGACAAGGTGAAACAAAAGAAAATTCAGATCATATATTAATTTCACCAGATGAAGTAGAGAAATATCGTAATGATATGATCGCTTACACCGATAGAGTAGGATATTGCAACTTCGCAACAAAACAACAACTCTTAGATAATGACTTCTACATTATCAATCCCACTGGATATTACGAATTAAAACTTAAAACAAAAGATATGGATATTGAATTAGTAACCATTATGGTGAATGTTCCATATAATGATTTGCGCCAAAGAGCAAGAAAACGTGGAGATTATGACGCTTGGCAAGCTAATTACATCAAGGAAAGTGAAGAATTTTCCAACTTTGAGAAATCCAATCTTATTGATTACTTTGTATTGAATGATAGAAGTCTGGAAGAATCTGTTGCAAAAATGATACGTGTAATCAATAAAGACAGAGCAAAAAGAGGTATCACAGATGAGAAATGATATTAAAACATTATACGTTGATTTTGATGGAACGTTAGTCGCCACCATAGATGCGATTGTTGATTTATATAATGAAGATTTTCAGTATTATAAGAAATTCCATTATGTAAATTGGTGGACTGTTGATACTTGGGGATTTGAAGAATGTGATTGTGCTCCACCTGGATATATTGATTTATACTTCAATCAGCCAAGATTCTTTGAGAGATTACATTTCATTCCTTGGGCTGAACGTGCAATTAATGAACTATCTGAATACTACACTATTAAAATTGTGTCACATGGATATTCGCCTAATCTTAAACAAAAAGAGGAATGGATTAAGAAAAGATTTAATATAGAATTTATTGGTGTAAACCTTAAAGAACATTCTGATAAGTCACATATAGATATGAGTGACGGATTATTCATTGATGATAGCGCAAGAAATCTTGTGACTTCCAATGCAAAAGAAGCGATTTGTTTTGGTAGAACATATAGCTGGAATAAAGATTGGACAGGTAAAAGATTACAGAATTGGGCTGAAATTAGACAATATCTGCTTGGAATTGGAAAAGAGGTGACTTTGGAGAAGTGATCATTAGTAGCGGAGAGCTAGTACGAGAGTTAAGACGTATTGGGGATAATTTTATTACTGTTGAAATTGAGAATAGAGAATATGTAATTGATATGATTTCACATAAACCAAATTGTACTGACTCACTATGCACACATCTTGTTTTGAGATGTAAAGATGGTGGAAACGGTGAAATCAAAAGAATTTGTTCATAAAAGTGGAGATATTGGTTGATAGGTTACATCTTGTAGATAAAGATAATGTGCTAAGTATAAATCTGATATTACTATTTTCAGAAAAACATTCTAATTATGACTATTAACAAATTATGTAAATATCTCCACTACGGATATTATAACACGAAAAAAGAGAAAATAAATATATACGAGAAAAATAGTAAAGGAAGATAAGAAAATGACAGAAAACGAGAAGAAACTACTTGTGGAACTTATTTGCAATGAACAAACCCATATGATTATCAAAGATCATACCAGTTATGATACTGATGAATATAAAGAATTAGAAGCATTGAAAATTAAGGTTAAAGATATGTGAGAGGGTGGTTATTATGAATGTAGTTATTGTCGGAGTTGGAACTTTTATCATTGCGTGTTTACTTGTAATTGCGTATATGTGCTTGTGTTTGGCAGTTTCAACAAAAGATAGAGAGAAGATTGAGAAGAAACTATTTAATAAGAGATTTGGTAAAGGAGATAGTGAATGACAGTACAAGAATGGTTAGGAACAGAGAATCAATTAGGACAAGACATTTGGGAAAGAAAATACAGATATGAAAATGAAACTTTTGATGAGTGGATTAATCGTGTATCTGGTGGAAATTCAGAAATTGCTAATTTAATTAAAGAGAAAAAGTTCTTATTTGGAGGTCGCATTCTTGCTAATAGAGGTCTTGAGAATAAAGGACGTAAAATTAGTCTCAGTAATTGCTATGTAATTGAGCCACCAGAAGACAATATTGAAAGTATCTTTGACTGCGCTAAAAAACTTGCTCGTACATATAGCTATGGTGGCGGATGTGGAGTTGATATTAGTAAATTATCTCCAAGAGGTGCAAAGGTCAATAATGCCGCTAAAGAAACAACTGGTTCTGTATCATTTATGGACTTATATTCTATGGTTACTGGATTAATCGGGCAAGCGGGACGTAGAGGAGCTTTAATGCTTAGTCTTTCATGTGAGCATCCAGACTTAGAAGAGTTTATTGGTATTAAATCAGATCTTGATAGAGTCACAAAAGCTAATATCTCTATTAGAATTACAGATAAGTTTATGGCTGCGGTAAAGAATAAAACTCCATTTACTCTATCATTTACTAGGTTAGAAACAGGAGAAACCATCACTAAAGAAATTGATGCATATGAAATGTTTCATAAAATGTGTGAAATGAACTGGGATTATGCTGAACCTGGAATGCTTTTCTGGGACAGAATCAATAATTGGAATCTACTTAGTTGTGATGATGAATTTGAATATGCAGGAACAAATCCATGCGCAGAAGAACCTTTGCCAGCGGGAGGTTCATGCCTTCTTGGTAGCATTAACCTAGCTGAATTTGCATGTGATACAGGATTTGATTTTGAGAGTTTTAAGCATTGTGTCAAATCGTCTGTTATTGCATTAAATGAAGTATTAGATGAAGGACTTCCACTCCATCCATTAAAAGAACAAAGAGAATCTGTATATGATTGGAGACAGATTGGACTTGGAATCTTTGGTCTTTCCGATTTGCTTATTAAACTGGGAATTAAATATGGTAGTCCAGAAGCCATTGATTTATGTGACATGATTGGACATACTATGGCAGATATGGCAATTAAAACATCTGCTGTGTTAGCAAAAGAATATGGTGTATATCCTAAATATAAACCAGAAGCAGTAGAACAATCAGCGTTTTATAGTAAAAATGCATTAGGAGAAACAAAAGAATTAGTAGAATCATTTGGACTTAGAAACTCTCAGTTACTTACAATTGCACCAACTGGATCTCTTTCAACTATGATTGGTGTATCTGGTGGTATTGAACCTATTTTTGCAAACTACTATACAAGAAAAACAGAGTCTCTTAAAGGTCATGATGAATATTATAAAGTCTATACTCCAATTGTAAAAGAATATATGGAAAAACATGGATTAAAAGATGATTCTGAATTACCAGATTACTTTGTAACAGCTCAGACACTTGATTATAAGAACAGAATTTATATGCAAAGTATTTGGCAGTCGCACATTGATGCATCTATCAGTTCTACTGTTAATGTTCCAAATGATTTTACGGTTGAACAGGTGGAAGGATTATACATGACTGCATGGGATGCTGGATTAAAAGGTGTGACTATCTTTAGAGATGGATGTAAACGTGCAGGTATTTTGACAACTTCATCAACAAAAGAAAATGATGCAATAGAAGAAACCAAACCACTTCCAAGAGGATATATTGTTGTTGCGGATGACAATGTAATTGGGCTAAAACGTAAGATTATGTCTGGTTGCGGAAGTTTACATGTTGTAGCAATGTTTGATCCTATTAGTGGAGAATTGCTTGAAACTTATATTTCAAAAGGTTCTACAGGTGGTTGTCAATCAAACTTAGCTGCTGTATCTCGGCTTATTTCGTTAAGTGCTAGAGCAGGTGTTGATGTATATACAATTGCTGACCAATTACAGAGTTGTCCTGCTTGCCCTTCATATGTAGGAAGAACTATGACGAAACATGATACAAATAAAGGTAAGTGTTGTCCAGATGCGGTAGCTAATGCATTAATTGAAATGTATAAAGAAATGCAAGAGAGTATTTCTGATGGAGATAAAGACATATCTACATCTGTGAAGTCACAGACAATTAAGAAAAACATTGAAAGCAAAGAATCTACAGTTGATATTGAAATTAAGAATCCTTGCCCTGTATGTGGTGAAGAACTTACATTTGAGGGAGGATGTAATGTTTGTAAAAACTGTGGATGGAGCAAATGTGATTAAATAAAATAAACTGTGGGAGTCTTAATTGACTCCCGTACAAAAGGAGAAAATCTTATGGTAGAACCAAAAACATATCGTGTAAAACAATCAGTCAAAGATAGAGATTTCATGTCAAATAATTTCAGAGTAACACAAACTCAATATATACTGAATAAGCCATTATATACAGAAGAAATTATTCTTAATCTTACCGTAGATAAAGAAGATTACTTTGTATCAACGAATGTACGATATGCAAATGGTACGTTATTTGCACCATTCTATAATCCAGACGATAGAGGTAATAATAAACTCTACAAAAAAGTAGTAAAAGCGTACAACAAATTCATGAGTAATATGAAAGATATTTTTGAGGAAGTATCAGAGAATGAAGACTATTAATAAGGGAGATACCGTATATTATACACGAGTATTTCCAGAAACAGGCACATATGATTTGTGCGATTTAGTTGTAAGAACTGTTATGGATAATTGGTTCTGTGGTGTAGACAAGAAAGACAAACGTGCATATCTACTAGGATTTAATGAGATAGATGAAAATGTGTTTGATGAGCGTTCAATTGCTCTTAAAAGAATACACAATGCAGAACAAAAATATCCGCAAATAAACGGAGAAACATATTATGAGGAATATTAAAAATAACGTTGATTTAGAATGGAATGTATTTGTGCCTGATATAAATAAAAGACAAACGAAAGTATTTAATATCTTTAATCACATAAGTTACAAACAGGAAATTGTCGAATTATTAAATCGCAGAAATGATTACACACTGGAAGAATTTAAAGAAAAAGTCAAATTATCAACTATGTATTATTATTGGTGTAAATGCGAATGGGAGATTCTAATTGCTCCTTTGATTGGTGATTTTGATAAGGAATCTGTAAAAATAGACGTATATAAACAATTAGAAATAAATTGGAATCATTACATAAAATATTTATGGGAGATATAAATTTATGCTTAAATATTATAAACCAAGAACAGAAGTTTTCATTAATAAAATACGTCCATTTCTTATCAAGTTATATAAAGATGAAATATCAGAAATAATTCCAGATACACCATCCATCAAAGCTGATTGGGATAATATATTGAATATATATGAAAAAATAGGTTTATATTTACCATATGGACTTCGTAAAACAAGAAAAGGATTAAAGTTTTATTATCATGATTATTTCTCAATTAAGCAATGGAAAGAAGAATTAAACATAGAAATTAAAACCACTTGGATAGAATACAAACCTACAATTAATGAACTTTTAAACTTTTATGATGGTGATAAATCTATTCAATATCTTGTTGAACGTGGTCTTAATGTAAGTTCATTAATAAAATAATTATAACAAATTACATACACAAAGGAGATTATTAATATGGCAAAGAGAGTTGCAAAATTTGAGAAAGTTACATACGGACAGTTTGAAAAAGATTGGCTTGATACATTTGATATTCCTGAATTAGACACATCAACCAGACGAGAGATTGAGAGTATTTACGGAGCAATTACACTCCCAAAAAGAGCAACAAAAGGCAGTGCAGGATATGACTTTGTAAGCCCTCTGACATTCACTTTAAAGCCTGGCGAAACTATTAAAATTCCTACTGGAATCAGATGCGGAATGAATACTGATTGGGTGCTGAAATGTTATCCTAGAAGCGGATTAGGATTTAAATATCGTTTACAGCTAGATAATCTCGTAGGTATTATCGACAGTGATTATTTCTATTCAGATAACGAAGGTCATATCTTTGCAAAACTTACAAATGATTCTAAAACAAATAAAATTGCTACCGTTAGACGTGGAGATGCATTTATGCAAGGTATTTTTGTAGAGTATGGAATCACAGAAGATGATAAAGTAGAAACTTCTCGTAATGGTGGATTTGGAAGTACAGATAAGAATAAAAAGGAATGATTTTGAATGTCTGATTTAGAAGAAATGTTAACACCTATGGATATCATGAATCACCTAAAATTAGGAAGAAATAAGACATATGCACTTATTAAATTGAACAGTTTTCC